CTGTTACCCCTGTTGCCCCTGTTGCTCCTGTCGGCCCTTGCTCGCCCTGTGCGCCAGTAGCACCTGTAGCACCTGTAGCACCTGTAGCACCTGTAGCACCTGTTGCACCCGTTTCACCTTGTATACCTTGAGCACCACGGATTGACGGCGTTGTATAGGAAGTCCCATCTGTAAAGGTAAGCGTCAGCGTGTAATCGTTATTCAGAACAGCGGAGGCGATACCATTTCCATCATCACCCTTGGCACCGTCTGCTCCCGTTGCTCCAGTTTCACCTCTTGCCCCAGTCTCTCCACGTTCACCTTGCGCACCTCTAATGCTTGGCGTTGTGTAACTTGTCCCATCAGTAAACCTCAGCGTCAAGGTATAATCGGCATTTAAGACTGCTGAAGCAATGCCATTACCATCAAGTCCATCATCACCATCAAGGCCGTCCTTGCCATCTTTACCGTCTTTACCATCAAACTGTCCAGAGGCTTTAGCTTGTGCTAATGCCGCATTAATAGCAGTCTGAAGTTCACTCACAGCAATAGCACCAACATCTGCGGCATTAAGAACAATATCTCCCGTCTTTGAATTTACAGAGCTTACAGGCACTTCAAGCGGATGTGCGGCAATGTAATCCTCGATAGCTTGCGCCAAATCGTCTGGCGAAATGCTGTTCTCATCAATGTACGCAATCATTCTGTCAAACCACGATTGAAGAGCGGGCGGAATTACAATATCGCCAGTAATCGATTTGGAAACTATCGTTTTATAAATGCATGACTTTACCAGTCCATCGTCAAAAGCAAACCTGATTTCGGCTTGTCCCTCGCCATCGTAAATCAGGTCTGTATCGGCAATCTCCCAAACAAGCGTTTCCGTGCCGTTGCTTATCAGGTACGGTGCGGCATCCTCACTCCTTTGATGCAGGAGTGTAGCTGTGCCACTGCCATACTTATCTGTCATCCACGACAAATCGAATTCAATCGATCTTGCATTATTCTCGCCCTGTCGCCCCAGATACAAAACGACATTCCTGTCATCATCTTTTACAACAAGCCTCATGCTGTTTATTCCTCCTTGGTAAATGTAAGAGCTGAACCACTACTCCCTTGCACTACAATAGGAACGTTATTGGTTACTGTCGATGCAGTGGATAAATCCACATTCACCCACACGCATATTCCACTCATTTTTACTGTTACTGTGCCAAGACTTTGCAGTGTTTGTCCGTTCACCGTACCGATATATCCACCATCGGCGTGCCTGATAACGAAATTACCAGAAATCTCAGCCTTTGTAACTGCAGTAAACTTTTTCGGTAACAAAATCGAGAATTGAATTCTCGTTTTGCCGTTTGTCAAATACCCAGCAAATGTTGCACCGTATAAGTTTAGACTTTCTTGATTGGCATATGCTTTTAACGTATTTATTTCTGCCGCATTAGTTGATGTCTTACTCGAAAGAGTGCTTTCAATCGAATCGATGGTGTCGCCTATCGTTCTGGAAAAACTCTTCCTTACCGTGCCAACCAGAATTCTGTCGTATCGTTCACGCAAACAATCGTATTCAGTCTTCGTGACTTTTGCTTTTACGTTTATGCCAAATTTAGGCACGCTCACAGTTACGATATCGCATAACGAAACGTTTTCAAACTGGCTTAAGTCATCGTTATCTCCACTATATCCCGTTGCCAGTGAAATATCAAGCGAAACATCTGGCTCGTATATCTTATTATTGTTCATGTAGGAAGTAGCCTCGGCCTCAAGCTGTGCTCCAGTCGGGACTTCCTGAAATTTATCTGTTAGATTAAGGCAAAGTATCTTTTCATACGGAAAACTGGAATGATTGTCAGCGAATATCACTTTGGGCTTCCAGTATGAGGTCTGCTGAGTGATATGCACTTCTAATTCTGGAAAAAGAACAACATCGTATTCGTCACCAGCATTTTCGTAACCACGCCAAAACGGAAAAACGCCACTATATGTTTTGCTTGTGTCTATGGTTTGCGTTATTCCTTTTACGTTTTTACCATAAATAAAGAAAACACCGTTATCCTGCCCTCTATTCTGCAATAATGATACATCGAACCAATTAAACTTATATTCACCGCCAAAAAACTGCAATAAAGAGCCTTGTCTACCCATTAAATACTCAAATAATGAAGAAGGCTCTGGCGCATCAAAAGTTTGCCACCAACTCTCGCTTGAAACCACATCCGAGGTAAAACGTTCATAAAGCGTATAGTAAGGAATGTCGACATCGAGCGGATATGGCACAAGCGATCCTACGCGAGTATTCCCGCCATATATCGCTTCGTAGAAAAGCCATCTTAATGCACGACCTGCATTATTATAAGTTCCACCGCCTCCCCACCAGTGCCCAACAGAGGCTATTCCCTTGAGAACGCGAGATGCATGGTCAGCATACACGGTTACTTTCCCGTCAAGCGATGTTGTAACCTTATATATCCGAAACGGTTGTGCACCATCAGATGTATTGGGTTTGGCTACAATAAACTTATCCACCTCTATATCAGAAAAGTAACTGCCTTCAGTGCTATAAGTCATCTTGAGCTCATAATCGCCGTTTCGCTCTTCCGTAATAATACAAGATGTTGCATCGATAAGAAATTTGACATCATCCAAATCGACAACAGCACTTGAAAACACTACACCATGGTCTTCGTATTCCACACCATATGGAGCTTTCTGTTCTTGCCCAACAAGTTTCAAGTCCCAAACGCTATTGATTAATAATGGTATCATAACGTAATCCACCTCGGCAAAATTTTAGGCCAGTATTGCTGATTATTGTTAATTTCATTCCTATAATAATCATACGAGCCGCCTTGCCCGTTATATCTACAAAACACAATTCTTAAATAATTAGTTCCTGTTTGCAAAACAGGAAAATCATTGTAGCAATCAGGGCCGATGTTTAACCATATCTTTTCATCTTCTGCCACACCGCTGTCTTTTGTGCAGGTCTTTTCTTCGCAATCAACAATTACATACGGAACATTACCATCAGATACCATTAATGGATGCGTACCGCCAAGATGGACTTTATTGTTTCTCTCATACGAAATATCGTAGTAATCCAAATCAGCTTCATTGGTTGATGACGCAATCCAAAATCTCCCAACCTCAAGCGTAGACGGCCATCCACTGATATTGATAATCGGTCTGCTAATAAAACCACTTGTATTATTTATGGTAAATTCAGCCGCAAACATCATTACGTTATAGCCGGAACTGGTGCTCGTCTCGAACCTTACTGGTAATATTGCTTGCTCGCCACTCTTTAGATACCTTTGCGGCTTTCGGTCAAAAGTAAGTGTAATGGATGCGGCATCACCAACAAACCTCTTTGTGACAGGAGGCGATTTTAATCTCGCCTCCATATACACATCGGTATCATACTCATCCTCAAGGCGGTAGTATCCAGTCTGGGCAATTAAAGCGCTCATCAAGTTTTTTATGTTATCAAGTCCAGTTACCTGAATTTGATACACGCGCTCAATATTCTTATATCGACCGTTATCGAATAATAAATCGCCATTCCTGCCCGGAATAGAAATCGCACTCACATCTCTTTCTGGCCTGTCAAAAATGTTGCAGTAAAATGCAAATGCATCATATTCACTTAAGTCGATATCGCCCCAAACTATGTTGCTCTTTGCGTTGTAATCGCTCATGAATACGCCACCCTTCTTGTGTAGTCATTCCTCATAATATCACCGATACGTTCCGCAAGCTCTTCAGAATTCTCACCCGGCTGTTGGTATACATTAATGGTAATGTTATTCGTGTTACCGCCACCACTTGCTTCTTTGATATCTTCCATCAGCTTATCGTGGCTGTAAACCATCTCTCCACCTTGATATGCACCTCTGTCTCCAAAACCAAGACCGCCCATGACTGTAGGCGTCTTAAGCAGGAACGGGTTATCGTATGCTTTAGCATACCACGAAACATACACCCAAGGCAAACTAATGGGGCCGATATCGTACCAAGAAACATTGAAATGCGGAAGCTTGATATCGATGCCTGAGAAATCAAACAAGTTGGAAAACCATCCAACGACATTATCAAAACCGTTCTTAATGCTGTTCCACATGGAAGAACCAAGTCCTTGCCAGTCAATTCCCTTGATAGCACCGACAACTCCACCTTCACCATTCAAGCCACTGAAAAGTCCCTTGAATGCACTAGCCACATCCTTGAATGCACCGCCGATGCTATCGAACATGTGTTTGCCAACGCCGCCCCAGTTAATCTCCTTAATAGAACCGACAACACCGCCTTCGCCACCAAGTCCAGAAAACAGGTTCTTAAAAGTGGAGGAAACGTTTTTAAACGCACCGCCGATTTTATCGAACATATTCTGACCGACATCACCCCACGCAATTTCTTTAATCGTGCCGGCTACACCGCTGTCGCTATTCTGTCCACCGAATAACCCCTTGAACGTGTTTGCGACATTCTTAAACGCACCACCGATGCTGTTAAACATATGAGAGCCGACATCACCCCACTTAATGCTTTTGATAGCACCGAACACGCCACTTGAGTCGTCCTCTCCATTACCGAAAAAGAACGCCTTAAACGCACCTGCTACACCGCTGAATGCAGACTTGATACCTTCAAGGATTTTACCACCAAGTCCTGCCCAATCGATTGTAGCAATCGCTCCGAACACACCATTCGAATCTTCTTCGCCAGAACCAAAAAAGAATGCCTTAAACGCGCCGGCAATGTTGGTAAACGCAGACTTAATTAATTCCACAATCTTTGCACCAAGGCTCGCCCAGTCAATAGAAGCAATAGCTCCAAATACACCGTTTGAGTCCTCTTCTCCGTTGCCAAAGAAAATCGTCTTAAATATGCTGGCAATATTAGTAAAGGCGGACTTAATCAGTTCAATGATTTTTGAACCAAGACTTGCCCAATCAATAGAAGCAATAGCACCGAATACGCCATTCGAGTCTTCTTCCCCATTGCCGAAGAAAATTCCCTTGAAAAGGTCAACTGCAGCATCGAATGCAGAAACGATGTAATCAAGTATAGCCTTACCAAGACCAGCCCAGTCAATGCTTTTTACTGAACCAACAACACCATTTTCATCTTCACCACCGAAAAGCGAAGTAAAGAAATTTACAACATTGTCAAACGCTCCCTTGATAAAGTCCCAAATAGCAGAGCCAACTGAAGTCCAGTCAATTTCCTTGATTGCGTTAGCCGCCTCTGTATACCGAGTGGTAAACCACTCTACCACACTTGCGAAAGCGTCTTGAATAAAACCAACAATAGTAGAACCAACACTAACCCAATCAATGTTTGTAATTGCCTGTTTAGCTTGGTCAAATATACCAGAGAAAAACTCGACAACAGAGCTGATAGCTGTAGTAATCCAGTTTAGAATGTTAGTTCCAAGAGCCGCCCAATCAATTCCTCCCTCAACGCCGTTCTTAGCGTCAAAAAACAGATTTTTGAACCACTCGACAATGTCACCGAACGCGTTCTTTATCTTGTCTACTACATCCCTGCCAGCCTGTTCCCAATCCACGCTTGAAATAACGTTCGTTGCATTTTGGTAAAAATCGGACACCCACGTAACAACGGCCGACAAAGCTTGTTTAATAGCGCTTGTTATCGTACTCCCAACTTCTTCCCAGTTTATTGATAACACAGCATCTCGACCCGCCGTGAATGCGTCTTTGATATATGTAGTTACGGTAGACAACGCACCCGGAAGCGTGTCGATTACGCTTTTCATTAACGAATACACTGCATTAATAAAATCTGGTAACAGTTTGGAGATTATGCCGGGTATTTCAGCAAGCAATTCAGGAACGGCTGTTTTAACAAATTCACCGATACCCTTTAAAGCGTTGGCTACAATCGGTGCCATATTACTCAAATACCCTTTTGCAGTCTTAACAAATTGCGACACGGATTTTGATAATTGCGGACCGCCTCTCGAAAAATTGGTAACAACATTCTGCCATGCGGACTTCATTTGTCCTAAACTACCCGATACAGTGTCGGCACCTTCTTGTGCTGTCGTTCCAGTTATACCCATTTCAGTCTGAACAATGTGGATTGCTTCCACAATGTCAGCATAACTGTCAATACTAAAATCGCGTACTTCACCGTTTTTGGCTGAAAACTCGCTGGCTTTATCCAGTAATTCCTGCATGCCCTCTTTAGTGCCGGCAAAACCAAGGGCAAGGTTATCAAGCATAGTAAAGTTACCACGCGAGAAACCTTTATAAGCATTTTGCACGCCTTCCATCGATGTGCCCATCTTATTAACGTTATCGGACATGTCAATGATAGCCGTATCCATAAGCTCGGCCGCTTTGGCTTGGTCGCCACCAAGAGAACTAATAAGGGAAGCCGCTGACTGAATAGACATATCCATGTATTCATTCATGGATTGACCAGCTGTTGAAAACGCTTTTTCAGCATTTTCCATAACTTTCGGCGCACTATCTCCAAACAACGTTTGTATACCGCCTTCAAGCTGTTGAAAATCCGAATATGCACCAACAGCATCCCATGCCATTTTACCGACAGCAGTTGCGGCAGCTGACGCACCACCAACAAAAGCAAGGCCAGCCTTTTTGGCTACACCGAACGCGCCACTCAGACCAGAGCCGAATGTCTTACCGCTTTGTTCAGCGTCTTCCAGTCCTTTCTCGTACTCGCTTGTGTCTAAGGACAACTTCGCGGCTAAATCAAAAACATCCATTACTCTCCTCCAAGCTTTTTACGAATGCTATCCACAATTTCTTCAGCAGAACGCGTATCCGTAGGTTTGAACAAATCTTCGTATCTTTCTGCCTTTCCACCAAGCAGACCTACTTTTAATGCATCCGTAACGTAAATGCGGTATGCCCTTTCACGATTCAGTTCCTCAGACCGTGCAATGACATACCGCATGAAACTCTTTACTTCCCGTCTTCCCCTGTACTCTCCGTAGCAGAGCCAGAAGACGTGCTTTCCAAATTCTGACTCTGCGACGTAAAAACCTGCTGTACTTGCGGGTCATTTAAGATATCAAGAATGTCTCGCGTGACGGTAATAACATTAAACTTTACTTCCTCTGGCTTCTTCTTATGAATAGCCGCAATAATCTCAATAGTGGATTTCTTATGATTTTTTAAAACTTCAGCCACGACAAACAAAGTTGGTTTACCACTTTTCAGAATGCCAACAATCTTTTGGTCGGACATAATTTCTGAAGCCGGTTCGATAATCTGCGCAAGCAGGTCGAGAGCTTCTTCGTTCTCAAAATCAGATAACCGCACGTCTTCCTCCTTAATTAGTAGAACCCGTAGCTCCTTCCGCATCAGGTTCCATACTATAAAACACCATCGGAATAACACTCTGTGCGTTAATGGAAACATGCCCCATTAGTGCAAGTGAAAACTGCCCTTTACCGTTTTTCGTAGTCTGAAGACTAAAGCCATCGGTAGAAAGGGCATTCTTAAGCTGAATAGCTACAAGTCCACCGTCAGCTCTATCTCCTACCCACCACACATCGCTGAAGTCACTCTGTTTCAGGTCGCGCCTCGGCACGATTTTAGAAGTATTGGTAGCATCAATATCTGCCGCACCAAGCGTAAGCCTAATCATCTCAGGTGTAGTACCGATAGCCGTAGTGGAAATCGTGCACTCCCAACCATCAAGATGCTTCAGCTCTTTCATATTGTTCGGCACGTTATCCACATCTTCCCCAAAATCCGAATAAGTCGGAACGCAGGATGCGGAAATGCCGCCAGTAGTAGCAGTAATCAGGTCACTGTCACTCGGCGCGGCGGGATTTTCAGGGTCAAAATTCTTCAGGAGTACACCCGCATCAAGTTGCAGTCCATTAAACGTGTTTTCAGGGATAACCGTAAATCTTCCCATAACTCGCTCCCTTCTTAATACGCCGTCAGGAATTCGGCGGTAAGATTAATATAAATTCTCCTAACCATATCGTTGGCATCCGTCATTCTCTGCGCAAAAGGTCTGCCAAGTGTAACCCACATATACCCGCCATTAACCTTATCAATGTAATACCCATGACTCCCAATCGCCTGAGCTATCTCATCAGCCTTTTGGGAAATTTCAGCCCACGATGCAGAGTTATACCACAACGAACCGCTGATTGTCATTACATCATTTAGAGCCCCAGTCATGACACCATAAGTTATATATGGCATCACGGCATTTTCGGGAACACTATTTTGGTCATAAGCCGTCAGGCCGAAGCTCGACCACAGCTTGTGGATTGCTTGTGCCTTATCCATTCGGAACACTCCATTCCTCGGCAGTAACTTGTCGCATATCGAGCGAAGAGCTTTTCGGCGTGTAACTGTCATCACCGTCCGATGTCACACGGAATATCTTTTTGTCCTTAAGACGCTTAAATACTTCGTGATACTCAAGCGTAATACCGCGCTCAGTGGTAACGGTATACAGACTTGTAACGCCTTCCGCTTCGGCTCTTCTTGCCTCGATAGAAGTATTGAATGTGATAGCCGCATTGAACGTAAAATCGCTTTCAGTCCATTTCTCTATTCTTCCACCATATCCGTCTGGGGCACTTGTTTTATTCAGCATAACGCATTCTTCCATGGCATCCTTTAGAAGACTCATATTTTCCTCCACCTATTTAATCGGGACGAAAAAGCCCCCTGCCAAGTACCAGAAAGCGATGTCCCATCACCTGAACCACCGCCAGACTTACTGTAGGAATATCCGCCAAAACTCTCGCTTTGATATGGACTCATCAACACGCTACCCACACCACCATACTTCTTCTGCCATTCCTCTATCTCATTGGCAAGGGCAATGACCGCAGGAGGAACAGCCATTGCCCAAACCGAACCCTCGAACACCTCATCAACAAGGCTCGAGGCGGGAAAAAGATGAACGCCATCATTGAACACACTGCCGACAATACGGAAATACTGTCCGTCCTGCAGAGAAATGCCATTGCCAGTAATCGTTCCATCACTGACAGTGAACTTTCCGAAATACTTCGGCTGTCCCCTATCGAACCAATTTCTAAGCTCTTGACAAATCTCAGTAAGCATTTCCTTCACTCCATCAATCTGCAAATTGGACGCGTCTCAACATATGCCCGCAGTTTATCCGTGTATCCGTAAAAATTGGAATTCCTGCCTTTCTACACTTTTCGCAGAAAAACAAGTCCTCAGACAACATGCCCCTATGGTCATCTGCGTAATTCACCCAATCATACCACGGATACTTTAATCGCCTGAACACATCTGTCTTTATAAACGCGCATCCCATGCCGCCGCCATGTACCTGAACCTTATGTTGATTAGCATCTCTCAGGTTCTTAAACTCTTCGGCTGAATATTCAGACTCAAGCGGATAGTTAAAGTATTTTACACCGTTTTCGTCATACATTTTACAGATGCACGTTCTTCCGCGATACACATTGTCCGTATCTCTATGGGCATAAAAGCCAAGGCACACATCCCTCTTATCGTCAAGCGCATTGATAAGTGCGTCTTTAGGAAGAACAACATCGTTGTCAACCATTAGGACATAATCCATTCCACGGTCGATTGCTATTTGCGCAATTCTGTTTCTTGCGGTAGCACAATCGTACCCCCTGACAAATTCAAATGATGTGTCGCACCCAGCCTTATCCAATTCGTATACAGCCTTGAATGTGTCTGGATAAATATTTTCAAATGTCGGTACGGCGATTAAAATCTTCATTTTTAGCTAGTCGCTCCAGTAGCTCCAGTTGCTCCGCCCGCACCATCACTGACAGTGGCGATAAACAGGCTCGTCGGATTGTAAAGAACCGGCATGAACAGCGTGCTTGCTTTAGTCCACAGGACAGCAGGGTCTTCCTCACTCCACTGCGTGATATACACGAACGGGGACTCTGAACTCGTAGACGTGTTGAGCAGTTGAGCAACATCAGCTTCAGGAGAATCACCCCAGAGGCCAACACCGAGTCTACCGCCCGGATTACTTGCGAAGAACGTAATCTTATTCTTCGGGAAATATCTCGCGGTGGTGATGGACGGCCTGTTCGTGGTCGCATTAATGGTTGCGCTCGCACCATAAGTGAGGTCATTCGTGATTACCTGCGTAATACCAAATTCCTCAGCGAGGTAATTGTCCAGAGCAGAACGATTGACAAGAGCTCCCGCACCAATGTTACCATTGATAGCTTTCTGAATACCCTCGTCAGCTCTCAGCTTACCGATGACAGCTCTGGAAGTTACCATACCAGTGATGATTGCGCCTTGGTCTGCGGCATCGTTCACAATCTGTTCAATCTGTCCCGCTACATCATCACTAAGGTCAATCGTAAGAGCCTTGTTCGCCGCAGGTACGCCATAGTCAACTGTCAGGTCAAGATTATTCTCTTTAATCGTGACCTGTCCAGTAGCGAGAAGCTCATTCTTTGCGACCTTCGTTCTGGTAATGACTTGTTCCGCAAGGCGAACACCATCATTCACGACATAGTCATAAAGCTCTTCATCATTCTGAATACCACTGCGAAGCAGAGCACGCAATCTCTCAGACTGATTGATTTTAACCTTGATAAGCCCCTTCTCGATATTATGCGTATCAACCGGAACGCGGAACGTGGTCTGCGACTCAGTATCAAAGCCGTGGAATTGAGCCATCACAGGAATTTGAAACTCATTCGCAATAGAATTCCACTCAGCTACAAGGTTATTGGTTTTCTGGTCGCCAAACAGGACATCAATCGGGTCGCCCGGTCGCGTAATCTGAAACGGCACATCAAGCCAATCGGTTTTCGGTACAAAACCGAGTACGTTATTCTCCCATGCAATTCTCGGCATCGATTATTCCTCCTCTCCGCTGAAATCAGGTCTTGTCACTGTCGGCGCGGCAGTCACAAACGTGAACCCCTTTGCGGTAAGAGCCGTCTTAGCCGCAGATGCAATAGTCACGGGAAGCCTGTCTTCGTAGACAACTCCACTCAGCACGACAGAGCCGGGCATATTCCCGCTCGTCACATCAACATCCTCATACACGATACCGACAGCGTTTGCATTATTGCTCGGCCACACCGTACCCGCCCTCACATACTTGCTACCGTCAGCGGCAGTGGTCGCAAGACTTTGCGCAATCTCTCTGGTCTTCCTTTCACACTCTTCATGAGCAAGAAACCAACCGGGCGCATAAGCGTTACCAGTACCATTTCCAACAAAGCTCATTTGTCTTCTCCCTTCTTACCGTAAACAGATTCATAATGCTTTACCGCTACTTGTGCGGCTCTGCTCGGAGCCTTTCCTCCACCTCCTACTCCCTCAGGCGGCGTTTTCGTGTCTGCCCCATGTGTTTCCTCTGTTACGATAAAATCTTTCCACTCTTCTTTAGCCTTCGTCTCAAGCTCATCGGCACCCTTAATCTTCCCATCATTATCGAGTTCAATCGCATCAAGCTGACTGACTTTAATGATTGCACCAATGCGCTTTTCGGACACTCCAATCTTTTTCAGAAGCTCAGAATAAGCTTCCTTTTTCTTCGCCGCGAGTTCTCTCGCATCCACACCTGCCCTGTAGTCATCGTACTCTTTTTTCAGGTCATCATACTGCTGTTTGTACGGGTTCTCGCCGTTCTTCTCTGCCGCTTTTTTTAGTTCATCCAATTCCTTTTGGACATTAGGCAGAGCCTCATGACTTTCCCTATACTTGTCGCGCTCTTTCTTCAGCGCCTCCACAGTTTCAGTGTGTGCTTCGATAATCTCATCGACTTTGTCCGCTTCAATACCCAGAGCGGCAAGAAATTTTCTTGTGAGTGCCATAAATAATCTCCTTTTCCTCGGTGGCATTCCTTCGCCATTAGATACCTTAAATCTATCACACAATTCTGAAAAATACAAGCCATTAAATTTTCTGACAATTTAGTGTACGATTTCATTCACTTTGGAAACTTTTTCTATATTTTTTTCTCTATAGGGAGTTTTCCTATAATGTATCTTTATCCTACACTACTTTATCAAAAAAGTAAAAATATATAATAAAAATAGCAAAATGTTTAAAAATCAATGTTAGCCACCCCTAACAACTGCAATAGAACATACGTTCTGTATGGCTTTAAATTGTATAGAATTGTATAACATTGTTATTCTTTTAACACTTCTTCGAGTATTTGGCGATACTCTTTTATATGACGTTGCATAGCCGGATTAAGATACCCTTTCGGTGCTTGCTTACTTCCACCAAGCTCTATTATCTCAGCGTACTCAACGTTTGTCCCGATAACGACAGTGCCTTTGTCTGGCGTACTATGCGGAGACATATCTTCTGGCCTTGCGGGTTCACCTAACCCACCTTTTGACCCGCCAGACTCAGCTGTAGTATAAACGATAGAATTCCTCAGTCTACCAGTATCAACAGGGCATAAGAGTTGAGCATAGCCAGCCGCTTGTAATCCAACAGCTTCTAACCCCATTTCTACCGCTTCATGTAATGCTTCTTTAACTTCTTTACTGTTGCTCTTAAAATTTGCAGTTACTTTCATTCCTTTACTCATGATGACCTCGCCATTCTTCGTAACTCATATCGCCAAGATTACTGTTTGCTCTTAAATCAAGGTCACTTACATCCCTCTCAAAACCCTCGATTTGCGATATCATTGTGCATCGACAATTCCATATGTTAGCTCCATGTGCTTTTGGGTCGCCAGGTGCCATAATCTCACCGAAATCATTTTCAAAAGGCTCATCGAGTTTTCTTGTTTGCCCGTCAAGTTCTCTGTGCCAGTGACGCGTTCTGTTATCAAGTGTAGCTATCCATGTTTTCTTTAAGGATATACCCTTCCTTTCAGCTCTACGATAAGCCTCCATCCGACCTGCGTTCTCCACATTGGTAGCCGCTGTTCTGGCGTAACGGATACTGGACGCCCTACTTGTCTCCCCTACCTCTGTACATATACGTTTCGCCATTTTCGGGATACTCTCACCCTGAAGTATAGACTGAAGTATTGCTGATTGTATCCGCCCTTCCTGCCACTTAACAGCCTTACCTTCGGCTATCTTTCGCTTCATTCGCTTACCGATACCCGGCAGTATTTGAGGGTCATCCCGAATAATCTTTTCTGCGGCCTCTCGGCTATACAATGTGAATGAGGTACTCATTTGAATGTCGCGTTCAATCTCGTATGTGGCATAGTTACAATTAAGAGCATACACTTCAGGCATGTGACCAGTCACAATACTTTTAGATATCCGTTCTGCATTGGCATAATCCACGGCGAGAGTATGACGCATATCAGTCCAATGTTTACCCGTCATCATCGCATTTTTGCGCCATGTCACATATTGTTTTTGTGTGATTTCTCCCGCCTTGAGTTTCGCAAGCATTTTGGCATCTTCTTTAGCAAACCCCTTCAGATACTTGTCCATCTTTTCGGTAGTTTGCTTTACGGCTTTAGCGTACTCTTTTGACACCTTCTTTTCAACCTTGGCTATGATTTTGTCGGTTTTGTCATGGGCAAAATCAAATGTTTTCCTCTTGCTCATTCAGGTTACCCTCCTGCGTTTCCTCTACAGGAATGTTTTCAAGGCGTTCCATGTTCTCATCCGCCTGTTCATTGAGCATGTCTTGGAGCTTATCCCCGTCACCAAGCAAAGTCAGGATTTTCTCAGTTACATATGCACTGCTCAAAAATGTGGCAGACTGAATAACAATCCCGATTTCTTCCTGCGTATTTACGATAAGCGACCTTGTAAAGGTCGGCTCATCATCGATGCCCGCAAGGAATAAAATCCCATCAAGGAAGTCAAGCACACAATACTCGAACATATCTGTCTTGTTATTCAACGGTTCGTATGCGGCCTTGATTTGGGTAGCAGTAATCGCTCCATTGGCAATGCTCTTTGTATCAAGAGCCATGAAATCATCGTACAAATCCCGTCTCAGTCTTTCGAGTAACGCTTCTCTGCTTGCAAACGGGACTTCCATCGTGTGGCTTTCGGCTCTTGCGCCATCATCATCCACGACAGCCGCTTTTACAGTTTTCATCCTCTTGACAAACTGCGCAAGGTCAACATCATCCATGCCACCCGCATTCTGAATAGTCCAGTAAATTTGACTTGCATCATCAAGGTCATTTGCAAAGCCTGATTTAATCAGGTCATAGGCATCGATGGCTTCACGTATTCCAACCAGTTCACTCTGTCTTTGCTGATTTGCCCACAGCGGCACAATCGGGAAAGTAGGATAGTTCTCTCCATCGTAAATTTCAGCACCGTCTGCGATGGTACTTCTTACCTTCAGCTTGTAAGGACGCTTCGGCTCGATCTCTACCTCCTGACCGCTTCGCCAGACATAATTTGTGTACCCATCAATCTCATACAACGTGGCTCTTAGCGGCTTGATAGGGTCAATCTGCCAGAACCTGACACCTGCTTTCAGAGCCCCATCTTCTTCATCCCATAACGGAGCGAATTCTTTAAGCCTGAACACTTCCATGTGGTCATAATTCCAGAAGCCGAAAGACACCTTGTCCACAAGTGCATAGTGAGCAAGCTGTTGCATTCGATTGTCGAAATCCTTACCAAGCTTCTTTTCAGTGCTGTCCTCATTCCAACTGATACCATTGCCAAGAAGGTACTGCACTTGCTGATTGACAAACCTCCCGAAAAAGCTCGAAACGATTTTGTAATTCGCACTATAGTTGTCTGGAACAGCTTCACCAGAAAGCGTATACAAGAGTTTTCTGTATTCAGTAATCGTTACGTTTTGCTTGCAATCATACGCTTCAGCTGTAATCGCCATCTGGTATTCATCAGAGGCTTTGTGCGCATTAATTATTTTTCTTACAAATTCAGCTCTAAGCTCTTCACTCGAGCCAACTGTCATCAGGTCTTGATAAGTATTCATTATTTTCTGCACCTTCCCTTCGCTTAGAATTCTTCCTGTAGAGTAGCCTTGCCAGACAAGCCGCAGAGTCTGGAGCGTCATCATGTGCGGCATTCTCCGTATAATCCGTAATCTGTTCTATATACTCTGCATCAGTCCCCTCTACGAATACAATCTCAGGCCATATTGCCTTTAGATAGGTCACAATCTTTATATGTTTGTTCATGTATTCATTATAAGTTGCTATTTTGATGCCCATGTTCTTCAGGTCTCTTGCGACCATACCTTTATCTGCATTCCTTTCATTATACAGTTTACCGCATAAAAATCGATTGTACAAATCAAGAATATACTGATAACAATCCTCAACGTGTTTTCGCCACATTCTGCCATAGACATAATACTTCCCATCATGATACGCCATAATGGTAAAGGCAGTATAGTCCTCTCCATAGAACGCACTGTCAACGTGTGCAATCCCGTTCATCACAGTGGATACATCCGCTCCAGTGACAGGCTCTGTAAAGATGACATCCTCAGATGCGATATGACGCAGTTCATAGTTCGCCGCAAATAGGCTTGGCGACATATGTTTTTTGATGTCCTCTATCTGAGCTTCTGTCATCAATCCAGTAGAATAACAGTCATACTTGACAGGTTCAGGCATCAAAGTAAAGGCGTCATCTTTATGCCAAGGCGTACCAGTATTAATAAACCTTCCACCTCTGTTTTTGATATTCTGGAGCTCCATATATGCCAGTTTCGTGCGTTCACGTTCAGCTGTTGATATCCTGTCGTTCACGTTTACGATATCATCCGTTACCACAATATCAGCATGCTTACCCGTGATAGAAGTCCCGATACCAAGCCCAACAAGCTGAGAAGAACCCTTTATTGTTGTGCTTAAGTTCGTCTGTATCTCAGAGCCAGAAGATTTTACAAGCGTAAGTTCTTTCCCGTAAAGAACACGCACAATTTCTTGCATACATCCAGACTGAAGGATATTGGCTGTTTGACGCACAACCTCGGTCACATCACCGCCTGTCTTTCTGAAGAACAATACACTCTCGTTCGGATTAATAACGGCATGTATTGCAAAAAACAGGGACAGCGTAGTAGTCTTATAACTTCCTCGATGCCCCTGCAAAGTAAAATCGTTTTTGTTAAACAAAAAGCAATGTAACCATTTGTTATGAATTTCAGCCAAGTCCTTGAAGCCCACCCAATGTCCTATTTTATATGGTTCGCTCCATATTAGTTCAAGCACTTGCTTTTTTGTTGTCATCATCTTCTTCTGTATTTTTTGGACTCTTGGCTCCAATTATCAGGCATGCCAACCTTGAAATCGTAAGTTTCATTGAAATGATAAATTCCGTTTCGAGTCCCATTAAAAAGAACTTGCCCCTTCCCGTTTGGGTACACATGGATTGAAGCCGCAGTCATTTTCGACGGCTCTCCGCCAATGTCAGTATGGCTCTTCGATTCGTATGTTTTCCCTATCGTATAGCCACCGGCAGACCCCTCATAGGAAAAGATTCCACCAACGCTATCCACATGGTCAACTTTAAAGCTATATCCGTTACCACTCATTTTCGTCCCAGGCGCTCCACTATTTGTCGCACCACTTGCTCCACCTCTTCCGCCCATGTTATTACTCCTTTCGTTTATCGCTCTTTATGCCTTTGAGTCTTTGCATAACAATTGACTTCACCGTTTTAATCTTCTTTGCATCAAAATAATTATAACTTCCATCATCAAATCTTTCAATGCTTTGATTATTAGTAAGCAAGTAAATTTTTGTAGGACACAAAATATCGCATGCTTTTTGGAACCCTTGCATAAATGCCTTTTTCGTCAGCTTATTATTCATGCAACCGATATCTGAAATCGTCACTGCAGAATACCTTGGTTCACCATCAAAGCACCAGTTATATGACTCATAGTCACTCCAACAAATAGTAGGAATTACGGTAATTCCGTTCAGCTGGTAATATGCTCCAAGCCAATGCTTGCGGAAATGATTGTAGATCTGCAATGCTTTAGGATAATCGATGTACAAGGAGAAATCAGGCGAAGTAATAGCCTTAAACTTCGAAAACAAGTTAATATAGCTTTCTGGCGATGACCACAGCCGTTCAAACTGATAATCATCTAAATAAAAATGCAGTATCTTATTCGATGGATTTTTGCATGTTTTGGCGTAATTAAACGGTATCCATTCACAGTTATCCAAGCCATCAGCATTACATGGTGCAATAAACGGAATGTCATACTGGCCTACTCCATCGAAAATCGCCCTGTTTTGATTTTGCATATTTCTTGTTTCTCGATAATTCATTCGTCTTCCTCGACAGCTTTTCTCTTATTGAAATATTCCTGCATTTCTTTCGCTGTTTCATCGTCATGCGATACGGCAATTTCCTGTTTATCACTCTGCCCAAGATACTGCTTGCCAAGCCAGATAGCCATAGTCGGGTTCGTTTCTGCCATCCTGAATTGTGACCGTCTCAGGCTTATTTTACCAATACCCCTCTTTTTATCGTAAATGTCCGCAAAACCTTCCTTATACTCTCGCTTACACCATCTTTCAACCGTATCTACCGAACAATTAAAGAAACCGGCAATTTCATTGATAGTACACTGTATAGAGCATAGTTTCTCGAATTGTGCCTTATCAATCTCAATCCTCGGTCGTGCCATTAAACCACCTCACCATTCTGCTATACATGCGAAAGTAGTATGAACCATATCATCATTCACAACATCAGAAACAGCATCGGAAATAATCTCCTTTAACTCCCAACCTCTAAAGGCAAAAGCCTCTCGAATCATGCTGTGTAATTTGCTTAAGGCCTCTTCCTTCGTTTCTCCGCAAGAAGAGTATTCCATAATAACACCTACTTTTGAACCGTCAGCAGGAATACCTACACCAATGGAGGAAGCAATCATTTGTCCTTTGAGATTTCCTGAAACCGTAGAGTAAGCTGTCGGCAAGAGACTTCCCTCTTCCAAATCAACCTTGTTTACCCACTCGCAATTGGGCGGGAGGATACTTGATAACCGCACGAGATTGTAATTCCCAACATTTGCGTTTAACAACGCCTTATCAAAGCTAACCAAGCGGCTTTCGGAAACACCAACACCTGTATGTATCATGCACTTTTTCGCTATCATAAATCCATCTCCTTGTCAGCTAATCGTTTTGAACCTTCGAGCTTTATTTGTTTTATGTTGTTCTTTTGCGAAATCTGTCAAGTCATCTTTTGAACAAATTAAAAACTCATTCATTGTCCCCTTTTGTCCAGTACCGCGCCTAACTTTAAACATCCATTCTGGAGGTAACGGCTTCTGAGCTTTATTTTCATTCAACCATTGCCTTCTTCCACCTACAGTGCAAATGTTGTGAATAGCAACGCTTCCAAGATACCTGAAGTTAGAATACCCGTCAGCATAGACATACCCAGCCCATAAGCAATCGTCAAACAAATATTGTTCGTTCGGAATATTTAATATGCGCTTTGCAATATCATCCCTGAACATTAACCCACCGCCCGTATACACGATGGGTTGCGATACATAGGTATTTTGAATTTTCTTTTTTTTAGATAATTCTTTAGTGCGTGCCCAATTCCCTGATAGGAAACCGATACTTTTGTCTTTAAGCAAAGTGTTCGCCATAGATTCATAATCCGTCTGGCTTATAATTTCCATGTCATCATCAAGGCTACACCATATATCTGACTGAAGTCCCTTCATAACACTGACTTTAGCCGGATGCGCGCCTATCATTTCAGCATATTCGAAAATAGTAAAATCAGCGTTCATACTCGAAAGAAGATTACGCACTGAATTCACATCTTCCTTTTTATAGCATTGCATGCAAATCCCAACGCGCCATCCTAATCGATAATACCTTTCAAGAGACTTTAACAAAACGCAAAGTCCATCGTAACGACTTCCAACTGTAGCAATCACAAAAGTCTTTACTTTATTTTGCATATTTATTGCCAAGCCCTTCCTGTTCATCCCATAAGTCATCTGCTTTCACAAACATGATATGACCGCACTTTTCACACACACACTTGTAATATTTAGGGGGCATACTAGCTTCTTGATGCTGTTTTTCCATAGCTCTCTCAAGCTGTTTTTCGGATGTAATCTCAACCGGCTTAGCCTGTTCCTGAGCTTGACGCTCAAGAAATTCCTGATACAATTTTTGTTTCTGTTCATCAGAAAGCTCTTGTTCTTCGGGCACTTCCTCTTCAAAAAATTCCTCAGGCGTAGGGATATCCTCAAACGACGGCATCGGAAGCCCGAACTCACCAAGGTCGATATCAATATTAAGCATGTCAATCTCATGCAGAAGCTCGTCATTTACCCATTCGGAAAATTCCGAAATCTTATTGTCGGCAATTCTGTCAGCCTTAATAGCCTCTTCATCCGCATGAGTAACTACACACGGGACTTCAGTCATACCGAGCTTTATAGCCGCTTTAAAACGAGCGTGTCCCTTTACGATAACACCATTTTCATCAATCAGAATCGGAACATTAAAGCCGACCACAGGAATAATCTTTACAAGCAGGTCAACCGTCCTGTCGTTCTTTCGCGGGTTTCTGATGTACGGCTTAATAGTGCCGATTGGACGCATTACAATTTCTTTTACCACATCTACTGCCATTATTCGTTCTCCCTTCTCCACTTTGCTTTTTCTTCTGCCTGTCGTTCCGTATACTTAGCTTTCGAGAATTCATTATTCTCATACAGCTTTGCGTATCCAGTAATGTACTTTAATCTAACAAGCTCATCAGCTTCAAGCCCAAGCTCATTGCAAACTTCCAAATCGCTTGCGCCATTCATTAGCATCTCCATAACGATATTCGACATACCACTAATAGAATGCTTTCCTCTGGCTCTGTTATGCCTTATAGTGGACGCCATTCTGTCGTTCATCGTTTTGCCCTTCAGGACAACGCACGGAAGTTTCCCTTCACACGAGGCATAAATGTCCTTATAACGCTTCATAATCGAGTATCGATGAAAGCCATCGACAATGACATATCTGTCTTTCTTATCATCGTAAATAACGACAACAGGCTGTGTGTATCCATCCTTCTTTACGGAAACATACAAGAGCTTCATTTCTTGTGTAGCTACCGAATTCGGATTATAATTGTTTGCATATACCTTTTCGACTGGTATCCACTGCACTTCGCTTACGGGCTGGTCTTTAATCGCCATTCTGTTCTTTCTCCTTCTCAGCCATATATTTTTGGAATAATTCAAAATCCCTGTTTTGAGCTCTCTTAATCCTGTCTCTTCCGCGCTCACTGCGTTCGCTTATAGCAAGGTTTCCATTTTTAGTCCCACACGTATCGTTTATAATAATTTCACCAACATGAAGCTTGTACCACTGCTCAGAGTCTTGCCCTTTCCATCTCTTCCTGAACAAATCACGATATTCTGGCTTTGTGATATGTTCGAGCAAATAGTCCCGATACTCCTTCCAGTCTTTAAATGCAAATGGAAGCTCTCTCGGGACAACACTTCCCTCATCAAAAGCATG